ACCTTTTCCGGTCCTATTAAGGCCGGTACTATCAAAGAAACCACGGGCACCACGCTAGGATCAGATGTCAAGAACACTGGCCAAGTCGTTATGGCTCAAACATTTTCTACTGGTTCTTTAGCGAGCGGCGCTTCTGCGGCTAACGCTACTAATGTTGTTATTCCAGCTAACTCACAGATCATTGACTGCGTAATTGATTGCCCTACTGCAATGGGTAACGCTACCGCAGTCTTAAGTGTTGGTGATACAGTTGGTGGCAATGCTACGTTTATTAACGCTTTTTCAATTACCGTAGCCTCTGGTGCTGGACGCAAATATCCAACTACCCAAGCGGGTGGTGCATTGGCTTGGGCCGACATTGGAACTGCAGACAAGAAAATTACGTGGACAACTACTGGTGCAACAGACGCTGGAGAAATCCGAGTAACGTTTCTTTACCAGCAAAACGCTAACCTTTCTTAAGGAGATAGCTCATGGCTGATGCAGTAGCTACGCAAACCATACAGGAGGATGGCAAGACAGCCATCTTCCGTTTTAGCAACGTGTCTGATGGTACGGGCGAAACGGCAGTCACTAAGATTGATGTGTCAGCTCTTAGTCCTGACCCGATGACAAACAAAGCTTGCACCAGCGTAAGCATCCAATACATCTGGTATGTGACTGTTGGGATGGGCGTTAAAATGTTATTTGACGCCGATACCGATGTTCTTGCGTGGCAGTTAAATTCTGACTGGGGAGACTCAATAGACTTTACTAGCTTCAGCGGCATACCCAATAATGCGGGCACAGGAAAGACTGGTGACATTCTATTCACTACCGTGGGTGCTGGTTCTGGCGATACTTACAATATCGTTATGCAGGTTAAAAAGAGTTATGGCTAAAGCAAAGGCTCCAGCTAAGAAGAAGTCAACAGTCAACAAAGCGGGCAACTATACAAAGCCCACTTTGCGTAAGCGATTGTTTAATCAAATCAAAGCCGGAGGAAAGGGCGGTAAGCCCGGCCAGTGGTCTGCGCGTAAAGCGCAGATGCTCGCTAAAAAATACAAAGAGTCTGGTGGGGGCTATAAAGACTAATGGCGCTCAAGAAGTCGCAAAAGTCCCTGAAAAAATGGACTAAGCAAAAGTGGCGCACAAAGTCAGGCAAGCCATCGACTCAAGGAAAGAAAGCAACAGGTGAGCGTTACTTACCTGAGAAGGCGATTAAGTCGTTAAGCGACAAAGAGTACGCGGCAACAAGCCGTAAGAAAAAAGCGGACACAAAGAAAGGTAAGCAATTCTCTAAACAGCCAAAGAAGGTGGCCAAGAAGACAGCGAGGCACAGATAATGGCTACTGGAAGACCGGCTAAAGGCAAAGCGAAAGTTAAAGTAACAGCCTCCGGCAAGAAGGTCAGCTATGGTCAGGCCGGAAAGGCGAAGGGTGGTGGCGCTAGGGTAAAGCCCGGTACAAGTAAAGGCGACAGCTACTGTGCTAGATCGCTTGGTATTAAGAAGCGCCTACCAAAATCCAAACAGAATGATCCCAATACACCTAACAATCTTTCTCGCAAGCGATGGAAGTGTTCTGGTGCCAAGTCGAAGCGCAAGTAATCATGCCGATCAGCAGAGCGCAGACAGGCAAACAAATTAAGAGCGCGCCAAAGACACGCAGGCGCAAGAAGAAGAAGGTTAAGTAATGGCGACTAGCGGAACGTTTGCATTCAACTTAGATCTTAGTGACGCCGTAGAAGAGGCGTTTGAGCGCGCGGGCCTAGAGCTTCGCAGTGGCTATGACTATCGCACGGCGAGAAGAAGTATTGATCTTCTAATGCTTGAGTGGCAAAACCGTGGCCTTAATCTTTGGACGGTCAAAGAGGGAACGCAGGTTCTTACGCCCGGCACATCACGTTATGCGTTAGACGGAAAAATCTTTGATATTATCGAGGGATACCTGCGTACTGATGCAGGCCAGACTACGAGTCAGTTTGACCAGTCGATGAATCGCATCTCAGTAAGTCAGTATGCTCATCTGTCAAACAAGCTTACACAGTCAAAGCCTTTAGAGTTCTACGTGGAACAAACGCCGGACGGCATTGCTGTGAACTTATGGCCTGTCCCGGATAGCCAAGAGACGTACACATTTGGCTACTACTACATGGAAAGAATCGAAGATGCTGGAAAGCCAGCGTCTAACAATATGGACTTACCTGCTAGGTTCCTTCCTTGTTTTGTTGCAGGGCTTTCTTACAAGTTAGCTATCAAGTATCCGCAGGCATCAGAGCGCGCCCCCTTACTTAAAGCAGACTATGATGAGCAGTGGAGCCTTGCGGCAGACTCTGCACGAGAGAAGGCCTCTCTGTATGTTGCTCCCGGAGGCTATCAGTTTTGAGTTACGCTGAGGGCAAGCACGCATTTGGTTTTTGCGATCTAACAGGATTTAGATATCCAAAGAAAGACCTAGTGCCTTTAGTTGTGAATCAACGCCCTACAGGATTATTGGTTGGAAAAGATGTTCTTGACCCAGATCAGCCTCAGTTGCAACTTGGTCGTGTTCGTACAGATGACCCGCAAGCGTTACGCAATCCGCGTCCTGATAGGGCACAAGCAGAAAGTCGTCAAATGTTTGCGTTTGACCCTGTGGGTGGCGGAGTCACAGAGCTAGGCAGTCGTACAGTAGGATTGGACATTGAGGCTCAAGCGGGCCGTGTAACGGTGGTGACCTAATGGCTTGGACATTAACAACGCTAAAGACAGCGATACAAGATTATTTGCAAACAACTGAAACCACGTTTGTTAGCAACCTTAATACGATCATCACTCAAGCAGAGGATCGAATACTCAAGTCAGTGCAATTACCTGACTTTCGAGTCAATAAGACAGGAACGCTGACTGCAACCAATGAATACTTATCGGTGCCGTCTGACTTTCTGGCTCCGTATTCTTTAGCTGTGGATAACTCTGGGTATGAGTTCTTGTTGTTTAAGGATGTAAACTTTATTCGAGAGGCGTATCCAGACTCTACAGCGACAGGCACTCCTAAGTATTATGCTTTGTTCGATGAGTCTTCTTTTATTCTTGGGCCTACGCCAAACTCTGGATACACGGTAGAATTGCATTACTTCTACAAGCCTGAGTCTATTACAACCGCCGCGAGCGGTACTAGCTGGCTTGGTGATAATGCGGAAAGCACGTTGTTTTATGGCTGTCTGCTTGAGTCGTATACCTTCTTGAAGGGCGACCCTGATTTAATGCAGTTGTATGCAACGCGATATGAGGATGCGCTGGGTAAGTTGAAAGCGCTTGGCGAGGGTTACAGCACGACAGATAGCTATCGGTCGGGCGCAGTGAGGTTACCGAGGGGCTAATGTTTGAAGTAAGTGTTGCACAGGCAGGAATCGTGAACGTAGTAACAACGGAGAACGGCGGACTCAGTATTGATCACTGGGCAGACCGGGCAACAGATACAATTATTTCTGTGGGTGAGAAGAATCATCCAGAGATCGTCCAGCAGGCAAAAGCCTATAAGGACAACATCCGGCATGTAATTAAAAACTATATGCAGGAAGCTATTAACAGTAGCAAAACAGACACCATTGTTGAGCTAGAGCGCAATGGATATGAAGATGTCGCGGCAATTTTGAGGAAAATCTAATGGCGATTACTCAGGCTATATGTACGTCTTTCAAGAAAGAAATCTTGCAAGGCATACACAACTTAACAAACGGCTCTGGCGGTGGAACAACAACCACAACTGGAACTGGTAATACATTCAAGCTGGCGCTTTACACTAGTTCTGCATCTTTGGGGGCGGCTACAGCCGCTTTCACAACAAGCAACGAGGTAAGTGGAACGGGCTATTCGTCAGGTGGCGGCACGCTAACTAACGTTACGCCAACAACGTCAGGGACTACAGCCTTGACCGACTTTGCAGACTTAACATTTTCCACGGCTACCATCACGGCTCGGGGAGCAATGATATATAACTCCTCTACAACTGCCGGATCTGCAAATCGTTCTGTATTGATATTGGATTTTGGTGGAGATAAGACCTCTACTGCGGGCGACTTTACTATTCAGTTCCCCACAGCAGATTCGAGTAACGCGATTATTCGTATTGCTTAAGGAGTAAAACATGGCCGATGTCGTCGTTGCCTTTCAGGGTTGGAGTAGTTCCACCCAAGGGTGGGGCGAAGCAGGCTGGGGCCAAGGTATAGTTGTACCGGGGGCAACCGCTTCTGTAGGCTCCGTATCTATTGTTGCTGAGGCCAACGTCGTCCCAACCGGACAGTCAGCTACAGCAAGTGTTGGCACTGTCGTTGTTGCGGCGGGGGCTAACGTACCAATACTCACCGGCATACAG